ACGGCTTCCGGACGACGAGTGTTACGCGGCCGGTCATCATAGCGGAGTTGGTGACGATCGTACGGGAGTCGATCCACCTGATCAACGATCTGCCGACACTTTACGAGATGTTGTCATTCGTTCGTGGTCCGACAGGCAAACCGGAGGCGGCGCCCGGAAAGTTTGATGACCTGATCATGGCGCTGGCGATCGCGCATCAGGCGCGCGGGCAGCAGTCGATGCAGCTGGCGCCAAAGGAAAATTATTACGAGCCCGAATACGAGAGCTCTTTCGGAAGGACGGGGTGGTGATGCAAACAATACGTGTGCGGCTGGATCAGCGCAACCTTCTGACCTTTGGCGTCCTTCTGACATGTACGTGCGGGCAGCGGCATTGGGTCACGGACAAAGGCTCATATGTTCCGGACGTGTGGCCGTGTAAAGTCTGTGGGCGGCCTCTCGTTGCGATCGGATACGACGGACAAATGTACCTGGTGGGGGACCGGGTCTCGGAGAGGAGAGTGGAGGATGATGAAGCTTGACTGGGAGAAGGTTCTGAAGCACGGCATCTTCGCTGGCCTTTTCGTTGCGCTTTTGGTGTACACGATGAACGAGAACCGCAACCGCGAACAGGAATACCAAAAGGTAATCCAGCAACAGACCGAGGCCAATAGCAAGTTCGCCGATCTCATCAAGATCGATCTGGCGCAAATCAAGGAGAAACTGGCAGAGGGGAGGTGATGAGCGTTGGCTAAGGTTTCGCAGAAAAACTTGGCGAAATATAAGAATCGCATCGAATACGCCGAGCAGAAGCGTGATGCGGCGTGGCGCGACCGCTGGCTCCGCTATTACAAGAAATATCGCAACGTTGTGGATCAGATCATCGATCCCAAGACCGGGAAGGTCCGGACGGATCGTTCGAACATCTCGATTCCCTATGCGTTCACGATGGTCGAGACGGTACTGCCGCGCCTGGTCGAGACGCTTTTCGCCGGACGGCCGTACGTGACGATGAAAGGACTGCCTCCCGGAACCTCCGGCATGCCGCCTGATGAGCTCGTGACGATGCTCCAGACGAAGGAGAAGCCTTGGGATAAGGCGGCCAAGATGATGGAGACGCTGATCGATTACCAGCAGAACGTGCCGATGGACATCCAGGACGTTTTTGCCGGCGGCCTCAAGGATATGTGCATTTACGGCACCACCGTCGCCTACACGGGCTGGAAGTACGCAGAGCGTGATGTGATCCGGCGGGTTAAAAAGCCGGTGATGTCCGGAATTATTGATCCGGAATCTGGCGCGGAGCTCCCTTTGCTTGACGACGACGGCCTGACGCCGATCATGGACTTCCAGGAGGAGACGATCAGCGTCAAGGAGTACGACGACCCGGAAGTCGAGTTCTTGGATCTCGGGAACTTCTTTGTGGATCCGAACGCGCCCGACATCGAGCCGGCCCGATATTGCGGACATGATTGCTGGAAGTCGAAAGCGGAGCTGCAGGAGATGGAACGCCAAGGCCTGATCAGCGTCGATTGGAAGAAGCTCGCGAAGGAATCACAGGTTGATGAGGCGCGGAACCTCCGGCAAACCGCGATCGGGATGCCGTCCACCGGTGACCAGGAGACTTTCTTGCCGGAAGACGATCTTTACCGGGTGACCTATTACTGGGAAGACGATCTCCGCGTCATCATCCTCAACCGCTGCCAGATCGTCGCGGAAGGTTCGAATCCGTACTGGCACAAGAAGAAGCCATACGTGAAGGACGTTTACTGCCGGATCCGCGGCGAGTTTTACGGTATCGGCATCATGGAAGCCACCGAGGACTTGCAGGACGAGCTCAACGTCGAGCGTAACCAGCGGATCGACTACCGGTCGATGTCCATGCGTCGGATGTGGATGATGCGAAGGGGAGCCAACATCGATAAAAATCAGCTCACCTGGAGACAGAACGGGATTGTTGAAGTCGAAAAGTTGGATGGGGACCTGAAAGCTCTGGAAGCTCCGGATGGCGCGCTCGGAGCATCTTTCAATCAGGAACAGGTCATCAAACAGGACATCCGGGATGCCGTCGGCGCGCATGACATTGTTATGGGTACCGGCAGCGGTGGGACGGCCACGGAGACGATGGCCAAGGACAATAACGCTTCGATCCGATTTAAGATGCTGATTTCCAGCGTGGAGAAGCGGCTGCTTCTGGGCGTGACTCGGTTCATGGTCCAGATGAATCAACAGTTTATCGAGGACGTACGCGTGTTGCCACTGTTTGATAAGGACGAGGCGGAATGGCCGATCATCACACCGGAGGAAATCCAGGGCGAATTCCACCTGATTCCGGCCGGCTCCAGCGTCGAGCCGATGGCCAACAAGGAAGCGTTTAAGCAGCGCATGGTGGAGCTGTACGGGCTTGCGGCAAACGATCCGCTACTGCAGCAGTTTCCGATCAAGCGGCGGAATCTGCTCAAGAAAGTGTTCGAGGCGTTCGATCTCACGGACATGGACGAGCTGCTACCGACGGACGCGGAGCTCGGCGGCCAGCTTCAGCAGCAGGCTATCCAGCAGTTCATCACTTCTATGCCACCGCCACTTCAGCAGGCCATCGCGGCCGCCATGCATGGTGGTGGCCAGCCGGCTGCCAGCGGTCTCCCTCCCGGCGTAGGTGGGCCGATTGTGGCAATGCCGAACCGGGGTGCAGCCAACACAGCCCCAATGCAGGAAATGGGTCTGCAAATGGCCAGGGGGGTGTAGTGTTTGGACAAGCAGGAGATCGCAGAAGCGTATCGCATCATGATGGTCACGGCGGGCTGGCAACTGCTTGAGAAATACGTCCGTGAACGCGCTCAGGACGAGCGCAACCAGCTCATGCATTGCAAAAACTGGGAGGAAGTGCTGGAACACCGTCACCGGGCCGAAGGCTTGGAGATGGTGCTTTCTCATGTTGAGCACACGATTCGGGAAGCCAGAGAGGGGGTGGAGGAAAGGGATGGCGAAGTATCGTAAAAAGCCCGTGGTGATTGAGGCTATTCAGTGGGATGGTACCAATTATCAGGAGGTATGTGATTTCGTCAGGGAGCGGTTAGTCTTTGAATATACCAGTTCCCCTCCATCTGAGCGTGTTTTGGTCATCGAGACGTTGGAAGGTACTATGCGCGCACAAGCAGGGGATTTTATCATTCGTGGTGTGAACGGTGAATATTACCCCTGTAAACCGGACATTTTCGAGAAAACATACGAACCTGTTGAATAACGCGCGGGCCCAGTGAGAGTCCTGGCCCGCTCGCCACTTCGGTGGAACGGCTCCTTCGGGGGCCTTTTTATATTCCACATTTGAAAGGAGCACCACCAAATGAGCAGCATTTTCGGCGATGAAACGATAACCCCTCCCGTATCCCCGGAAGAAACCGGACAAGACGAGGGAGTGGCCGGTGATCCCGAAAGCGAAGAAACCTTCGAAGACGAACTGGAAGGCGGCGAAGAAGCCGATCTGGAGGGCGGAGAAGGTGACGAGCAAGACCAGGAACAACCCGAAAGCGATGAGCAGGAATCGTCCCCGGCAAGTGCCGGACAAGGCGACGGACTCATCCTCGGCAAGTTCAAAACGCAGGACGATCTGGCAAAGGCGTACCTTGAGCTCCAGCGCGAATTCTCCAGGAGAACCGCGCAAGGTGGTGTAGGGAGCCAGCAACAGGCGCCGGCAGCGGCCGCCGTCCCGCAACCGGGAGAACAGCCCGGACAGCAACAGCCGCCGGATTACAACTCGATGTTCTGGCAAAATTTCCGCGACAATCCGCTCGGCACGATCGAGGCTCTTGTCGGCCATATCGTGAACGCGCGGACCGCGCCGATCTTTGAAGAACGTCGGGCCGCAAGCATTTCATCCGGCATCCAGGAAGTGGCCAAGGAATATCGTCAGCAGCTGAGCGACGTCGAGGGGCTTAAAGCGCTGACCGAAAAGGTCGGCGAGCTCGCGCAGGAATTCGGCAACCCGGAACTGCTCAGGAATCCGACTCCGCGTATCCTTCGCATGGCCGCCCAGGAACTGTGGGGCGATACCAAGGCTCAAGCCTTCGAGAAAGGCAAACAAATCGGCCGAACGGAAGCAGAACGCACGCGCCAGGCAAAGCAAGGCCTCGGAGCATCCGGCGGCGCCCGCAGGGGTGCAGAACCGGCGAAATCGCTGGAGCAGGAGATCAAAGATGGAATCCTGGCCGCAGGGCGCGGCGGTGGGCTGTTCGGCTAACAATCAATTCAATCATTCAAAGGAGCTGAACCGTCATGGCAGTAGTGTCCGGAACGCGCGACACTCGCAATATTACGCAAAACAAAATCGTCATCGACATGAGCGATACGATCGGCCTCCTGCAGCCGAACGAAGAACCGTTCATGTCCTTCCTGAAGATCGCCAAGCGCAACACGGAAGTGGCGATGAACCCGAAATTCGAATGGCTGGAGGACGACCTCCTGCCGCGCTGGGACGCTGTGAATAACGGAGCCGGGTATGCAGCGGGAGATACGGCAATCGTCGTTGACAATGCTTCGTATTTCAGCGTCAACGACGTGGTTAAGGTGCCGCGTACTGGTGAGGTTATGCTGGTCACGGCGATCAACACTGGCACGAACACGCTGACCGTCATCCGGGGTTACGGAATTACGGCGGCCGCCGCGATCGTCGACAACGACCCGCTCGTCATCATCGGCGGGGCCAATGCGGAAGGATCCGGCACCCGCGAGCTCAAGTCTACCCAGGAGGTCGCCAAGTACAATTACACCCAGATCTTCAAGACTCCGTTCGGCGTCACCGGCACGGAAAACGCCACGAAGATGTACGGCGGCAAGGACCTGTCGTACCAGCAAATGAAAGCCGGCGTTCAGCACAAGATCGACATGGCCAGAGCCTTCATGTTCGGCGAGCGCAAAGAGGACACGTCTGGAGGCAAACCGAAGCGCACCACGGGCGGGCTGCTGTCGTTCCTCACGAAAAACAACTACGACGCAGGCGGCCAACTCACGCAATCGGAATTCGACAACAACATCTCCGAAGTCGTATTCAAGTACGGAAGCAAGAACAAAATTCTGCTTGCTTCTGCTCGCCTGCTCTCCGTCATCAACAGCTGGGCGGAAGCGAAAATGCAAGTCGACAACCTGGCCAAGTCGTTCGGTCTCGAAATCTTCAAGTACGTCACGCCCTTTGGAACGTACAACATCATGAACTACCAGCACATTCTGGAAGGCGCTGTCTACGGCGGATACGGCATCGTGATTGATCCGGAATGCGTCAAATACCGCCCGCTGAATGGCCGCGACACGAAGCTGGAGACGAACATCCAGGCAAACGACGAGGACCAACGGAAGGATCAGTACATCACGGAAGCCGGCCTCGAAGTGCGGAATCCGGAGAAGCATGCCGTCATCACCGGTGTAACGTCTTAATTTCGGATGGGAGGCGGGCTCTTCCCGCCTCTTCTATTGCGAAAAATCTTGTAGGAGGATGGATATGGCAATCTATCAAGCGCGCTGCGCAAATCAAGTCCTGTGCATGAAGCCGTCGCGCAGAACGATTCAGGATGGCATCGTCGTGCCGGTCCCCGGAGAACACATCCGTTTCGAAAACGGAAGGTTTACCACCGAGGACAAGAATAAAATCGATTTCATCGAGAGCCACTGGCTTTTCGGAACCGCGATCGTTCGGGTAGACGAGAAGCCGAAGAGAACGGCATCCGCGGCCACTCCTGCGGAGTAACAGATCCAGACGAGGCAGGGCATCCGTTGTCCTGCCTTTTCTGCATTTAAGGACGGTGATCCATGATGACCATGACCTATGCCGACATCATCGCGGAGGCAGACGAGCGTTATCCGAACGGCCTCTCTGTCGATTCCAAGCTTCTGAAAATCTACAATCACGAGCGTCGGTTGATGAGGACAATTTACCGGCGAAAGACGGCCACTGTGTTCGATGTCATGGCCGGTCAATTCCTTTACCCGCTGTCGTTTCATTATTCGAAGATCTTCCAAGCGATCTATGCCGGAAAACTTTTCGAATATGAGGACATCAATGACCAGATCGGAAACCCGCCGTTCATTTACACCTACCAGAATTCGATCGGCGTTTATCCGACTCCGGATCGGGACATTCCCGGGGGCTTACACCTATTTCATTACCTGGAGCCGGTTAGGCAAACGGAGGACACGATGGCAAGCATTCCGACTTTTGACCCAGATTTCCCGATGGTCTTGGTCTATGGACTCTGCAAAGACATTGCCGAAGTGAACCGGGAATTCGACGTGGCCAACGGATTTATTTCGCAGCTGAATTCAGAACTGGAAGAATTCAAAAAGGCAAATATCGAGCCGGCGCCTGCCGAGTTCAGAGTGGAGTGATGGGCGATGGGTACGAATTCGGAATTGATCGCACAGCAGTTGATGGGGGCTATTGGCGCGCAGCGCATTTGGGGCGACTTAATCATCAATGCGAAGTTGTTCGGGGCCAAAGGGGATGGCGCGGCAGATGATACGACTGCTCTCCAGGCAGCGATTAACCACGCGCATGAAATAGGCAAAAAAGACATTTGGTTGCCCGCGGGGACATACAAATATACCACGCTTGCGAACGTCGACGAAATTACGTTCTACGGTGACGGGGTAACCTTAGACGGCATAACCCCTCTTGATCTTGTGAGTTTCCGGGAGCTGAGCGACAGAATCAACAACATCGTCGCGGACGCAGGGGATAGCAACTCGGAAATTGTTGATGCTCGGAAATCTAACAGCGGCATCACTTATCCCGTGCTAAAGGCGCGCCTCGATTCAGAGCGTGCTCAACTTATAGCAAGCGTCACGGCAGAAACCCAAGCTCGAGTGGCGTCAGACAATCAATTAAGCAATAGGATCGCCGACGAAGAAGCTGCCCGAATTGCAGGAGACGCCGCGTTAAATAACCGGATCAGCAATCTAATCGTCAGCGGCGGCGGAGACAGCAATCCCGAGGTTATTGACGCAAGAGACAGCGGGCCGAAGCTTACGACCTATCCCACTTTGAAAGATAGATTGGACGCCGGTGAGCAGGATCTTATTGCGCATAAGGCGGATTTTGCGAAGTACTCGATGAAAACAATTAACATTATGAGAGCTAAAAATGCAAATAGATTTCTGGCCCATAGAGGATGTCTTGATCTTTGGCCTGAGAATACACTCATATCACTTGTAAAGTCGGCCCAGAGAGGATATTTCGGCCTA